CTCTTTACGCTCCCGATTCACCGGGTCACAAGCATCGCCCTAGGCGCAGTGGTAACCGCCACATCGATCCTAGCGATCCTCGCGTATCTATCGATTGGGCTTGTCGTCCAGCGAGCGGTAGAGATCAAACCACGGGAGAGCGACTAGAGATGAGTCGAACCGCGCCGCTTGAGGTCTGCGCTCGCTGTGAGATGTTCAAGCCATCCAGCGACATGACGAATGTGTACGCGAGAGACGCGAACGGCCACATCGTCTGCCTCCGACTCTGCCGCGTATGCGCAAACCCGAACCTCACATACATTCAAGCCACGTGGCTTCAACGCCTAAGCCTAGATCGCTCGGTAACGGTTGCTGCTATCATGACAGCCGCACTCGTTACAGCGATGGTTCTCTTCGGCGCCATCCTCGGCCCCAACCTCGGGTGGACGTTGGCGTTTACTGGAATCGCAACCGGGTCCTGTGTGCTCGTAGCGTTGGCGGTGGCATCATGCATCCCGTACTCTTCCTAGTCGTCTTGCTTGCCCTACCGCAAGCAGGCCCCGCCGTCGCTGTCACGTTGGATCGCAGCTGGCTCATGCCAGGCGAAGAAGTCACAATTACGATCACGGTCCTCATGACTGACAACCCCACCAACATCACTTGGCTGTGGCTCTACATCGACAAACCCGACCTTCACAACGCATACTTCACACAACTTGACCCGGTCAACCAGACCGTGATCTGGCAGATCCCAGAAGACGCGCCTGAGGGAACCTACAGCGTCACCGTCACTTGGGATCACCGCTACACACAGACAGGATTCGTCGTCGAGAGTCAGCCAATTCCCGAATTTCCTTTCGCGCCTTTGGTGTTGATCCTTGCCACAGCGGCTACGCTTCTTGCCATACTTCGGAGGCAAGCAAGTGCTCGTACCGAAGCTCCTACCGCTCATTCCCGAGCACGTGGCGTACGTGGAAGTGTTCGGCGGAGCCGCTGCGTTGCTGCTCAACAAGCCGCCGAGTCCGATAGAAGTCTACAACGATCTGGACGGCGACTTGGTGAATCTCTTCGAGGTCATACGTGACGATGTGGACGGCTTCCTGAAACGCGCTGACTTTCTACTCTACAGCCGTGAACTCTATCAGCATTGGGTTAGCGACCTTGAGAATGGCAGGCTGTCTGAGGATCGTGTGGAACGGGCTGTCAGGTTCTGGTATGTGATCCGTTCCGCGTTTGGAGCTCAAGCAGGCAAAGGATGGGCCTTCTCTAGGAAAAGTCCGCGGAACCCGGCAGCGGTTGTTCAGAATGCGCTCGCGAATACCCGTATCATCCACGACCGCCTCAAGACCGTTGAAATTGACCATCTAGACTTTCGTCAATGCATCAGGAACCGTGATGCCCCGACAACCTTTCTCTTCTTAGATCCGCCCTATCTTGATGTGAAAGGATACCGCGCTGGCAACTTCGGTCTAGAGGATCATCAGGAACTCGCCCGTACCCTTCACTATGCGAAGGGCAAGTGGCTCTTGACGGTTGGCGATCACCCAAAAATCCGCCGGCTCTACAGCGGCTTCCACAAGAGTTCAGCTACTTCGCCTGTGGCGGTCGAGAAAGTCATCGGTGGTCAGCGCCACCATCTCCGACATCTGCTGATCCGCAACTACGAGCCGCCCAAGACTCCGCTGTACACAGCCGTTGCGAGCCAAGTGCCTCTGATGGATCTGTTCAGCCTTGAGACGACGTATCGGTAAGCCCCTCATGATCCGTCTCCCAGCGCCCCTGCGATTTGCGCTCCGAAAACGAGCGAAGCTGCGGCATGTCAGCGAAGCCGCATACCTGCGCAAAGTCTTGAAGGAACATTTCATGGCCTTGCATGAAAGCGATATCGGATTGAAACATGGCGATGTCGCTTTGGGGCATTTCCATTCTCATCTTGGACAGTTCATCTTGCTTTGTCGAGGCATGGCGATTGCCGCGAAACTCCCCAGCACCGAGCGCCGTGAGAAGCTTGAGGAAGCGGCTTGGGCGGCCGTGAAGGACGCGGTTGAATGGATGAAGAGCGAAGAGGCTGCTGAAAATGCCCGTGCCCGCGCTCGTATCGCGCAGGTTGTCGCCAACCTGATGCAGGTTGAGAACACAATCTTGGATTCGCGTGATGAAGCATTCATCGCGAACTTGGAATTGGCCTTGGACGAATTGGAGGCTAGTCGGGCTGCGCTGGAAGAAGAGAGTGCGACAACTCGGAGAGCGCAGAAGACAGCTGGCCGCTGAGATAGAGCCTACGGCGGCTCCGGCTCCAGAGCTCACGCCAGAGAACACCGAGACGGCTACCAAATTCGCTGAGACTTTCCTGAAATTCAAGCCAACCCCGTATGAAGCTGAGCTGCTCGAGGACAAGAAGAAGCGCATCATCGTCATCTGGCCGAGGCAAAGTGGAAAGTCAACAACGCTCGCGGCTCGCATGATCTGGTATGCTGCCACACACAAGCGCACGCTCAGCCTGATCGTGGCGCCTGGCCTCCGCCAAAGCATGATCCTGATGGATCGCATACAAGCATTCCTCATGTCGATACCCAAGGCCGTCCGGCGTGAACTGATCTGGAAGATGCAGCGTACGGTCATCTGGTTCAAGAAAGGCAGCCAGATCGTGGCCCTCCCAAACTCACCAAATCTCTTGAGAGGTTACACAGCGCATCAAGTCCTTTGCGACGAGGCCGCATTCTTCCGCGATGACGAACTCGTGTTCTTCAATGTGCTCTTTCCCATGTTGCAAACCACTGACGGCACTTTGATTGTGAGTTCTACTCCCTGGGGCAAGGACTCCGTATTCTACCGGTTCGCTCAGAATCCCGATTTCAGCAAGCACAAGATCAACTACGAAGCCGTGATCAGTGCAGGCTTGGCGAAGCGTGAGTTCATCGAGGAGATGCGCCGCGAACTACCGAGCGAACGGTTCAGACGGGAGTTCGAAGCCGAGTTCGTAGAGGATGAGGATGCCTACCTGTCGCAGGACTTGATTACGCGGTGCATCAACCCTGATGTCCAACTCCTCTCCGACGAGGTCTTCGGCTTTTAGAGGACCATACTATCTTGGCGTGGATCTGGGAAAGCGGGTCGATTATTCGGTTATCGCGGTTACGCGGAAGCAAGGCGACGAGGTCAGTCTGGTCTACTATAAGCGGTGGCCGCTCGAGACACCATACTCGTCTGTGATCGGGTCGATCCGTGTCATCATAAACAGACTCAAAGAGGTTCAGAAAGTCCTAGTCGACCAGACCGGCGTGGGCGACTACATCGTTGAGGATATGCAGAAAGGCGGCATACCGAATGTTGAGGGTATCACGCTCACACTGCCCGTGAAGCAGGAGATCCTGGGCTATCTGAAGCAGCTGATGCAGAATCGCCTGTTCACGTATCCGTTCGATGTGAATCTCACAAGCGAATTGAATGTTGAGAGATTCGAGCTGACGAAGACAGGCCAGGTCATGTTCTCACATCCTGAAGGCGCACATGACGACATTCTGTGGGCCGTGGCGCTCGCCGTCTACGCAACTAGGGCGGGTACGAGCGGAAGCATGATCCCGGTCAAGCATTCCACATCACGATGAAGGAGGATCGTTCCGCATGAGTGTCTTCGCTCGCGCCAGACGTTTCTTTGGCTCTCTCAGCGAAGCAGGCATGATCGTGCCTATTCACAAAGCCGCAGGCGAGGCTGCTCCGATAAGCCTCAGCATCTACCGGGACGCGTACGTGAAGGATCCGGCAATCGCAGCCGCTGTCGACTACTTAGCCGAGCAGGCTGTCGGTGTCGGCTTCTTTGTGACTTCACAGAGTCCTCGCGCAAAAGGCCTCGCGGATGACTTCAACGCTGAAATCGGCATGGACCAGCTGCTGATGCAGATCGCGAAGGAATGCGTCTACGCGGGTAACAGTTTCCTGGAGAAAGTGCGTGATGAGGTCAAGGGCTTGGTGGGTCTGAAGCTTCTGCCGGTCACGAGCATACGCAAGATCAAACGCGACAAGACAACAGGCCAGGTCCAGCAGTATGTGCAGCAACTCGGCGGAAGCAGCAATCCGCTAGAGCCCGCAGATGTCGTGCATTTCAAGTTCAACGCGCAGGACGGAGACGCCTTCGGGTCGCCGGTGATCCGGAGCCTACTGGAGAGTTACCAAGTCGATGACCGCTACACGCGTGATAGTTTCCTCAAGATCAAGGCGAAGATGGAGGCTATCATGCCCAAGATCTTCGAGCGGTACGCGGCGCCGAAGAACGTCTGGGTCTTCCCTGGCGCAAGCGACGACAAACTGAAGGAGTACAAGGCTGCGATTGAGCAGACTCCGCCTGACGAAGATCTTGCATTCAACCCGAGCGCTCAGGCATCTTTCGATATCAAGAGTCTGGCGATTGACCCACGCGCTCGTTTCGAGGGTTTCGTCAACTACATCGAATCGCAGTACATCGCGGGCATGCAGACGCCTGTGGTCAAGCTGTATACGGCGCCGGGGTTCACGGAAGCAAGCGCCACAGTTGCGAAACAGATCAGCGAGCGCAAGATCGAGTTTGTCCGCCGTTTCCTGAAGCGCGTTGTGGAACGGGATATCTATCGTGACCTGCTCGAAAGTCACGGCATGAAGTGGACCGTCTCGCCTAATCGAGTGACCCTCAACTGGGGACTAGAGCGGCCCGAACTGAGTTTCGCGGATATCGTTACGCTCGCGCAAATCAGCGGCCAGACAGGAATCGAGTATCTGACCAAGCAAGAGGTCAGGCGCATGCTCCGCAAATTCGGCTTTGAGGTTTCCGAGGAACCAGACCAGTCTGAGCAATCACCAAGTGAGGAGCAAAAGAGAGGAGAGACTGAATGAGCAAGCAGAAATGTGGTCTAGCGAAGCCACTGTGCTTGAAGGAGAGCTTCCAGTGGGCGCCCGACGAATACATACGCTTCCTGCGACAGACCGAGGCCGGAAGCGTCTACCGAGTTCGCGCCATCCACATCGCCAAGTCTCTGAACCGGGTCGCGTACACGGAGGAAGAGTTACGACTTGCAGGACGAAGCTTGGGCTACCGCCCACTGGACCTAAACCATGAGACTGCTCTGCCGTTTCCTGCGAATCGCGTCATCGACTCTGAGTACGAGGACGCATGCGTTGAGGCGTTGATCGTTGTGGCTGATCCCTGCATCATCCAGTTGATCGAGGCGAAGAAGATCGTTGCCGTCAGCATCGAAGGCCAGTACCGCTGGGCTGACGTAGTATGCGACGAGTACGAATGCGTCTGGAATCCGCACGGCATCGTGCTGACAGGGTTAGCGCTCCTCACACCAGGCGTCGAACCAGGCGACCCGCTCGCGTCGATCGTGCTGAGGAAGAGAATGGAGACTGAGCGCTCGCATACAGCGCTCGCGAAGAAGTTGGAGCCCGCATCACCCGTCATCACGGGTATGACCTCACGTGAGGTCGATACCAAACCAAACCAAGGAGGTGTCTTAATGGAAAAGAAGCCAGAGGCTACACCTCCACTTGAACCCGCCAAAAACGGAGAGCCACCCAAAGACGTGACACCGCCAACGCCACCATCCGTCCAAGTCAGCGACGGCAGCAACACCATGACCGTAGCTGTATCAGCGCCTGTCCAGCCTGATGAACCTCCGAAGGCTGTCGCTGAGAAGGAACCGTGCCAAGACGCTATCAGCAAGGCCAACGAGGAGATAGCCGAGCTCCGCGGCCAAGTCTCAGCACTCCAGAGCCAGGTAAGGCTCCTACATGAGCGCCGGAAAGGATCTCGAGCAGCCTGAGAAGCCCCCGCAGCCACTCGCTGAAGCCGCCGTCAAGCATCAGATGAGTTACGGCAAGGCCGACGAAGCACGCGAATGGGACGCCGACGCTGCTGACGGACGCCTACGCTCTTGGGCCGGCGGGCCTGAGAAGGAGAACATGGACTGGGCGAAGTACCGCGAAGGCTTCGCCTGGTACGACGCTGAGAACGCTGAGGCTTTCGGCGCCTACAAGCTTCCGCACCACGACATTATCGACGGCCGACTGAACGTCGTATGGCGTGGCGTAGCAGCCGCGGGCGCTGTAGTCCAAGGCGGACGAGGCGGAGCAGACATACCCAGCGCAGACATTGGCGCCGTCAAGGCGCACCTGGCGCGCCACTACGAGGAGTTCGACAGGACTCCGCCGTGGGCTTCC